TAACTTCTGAATCTGCAATTATTCCAATACCTGTCATTTCTGCATCAGCAGTTAGTGAAGCTAAACCAGTAGCACTAAACAATGGATCAGCCGAATCAGCAAAATTATCAGGCATAGTATTTACATCAAGATCACCAACACCAACTATAAGCGTTTGTGCACCAAGAAAGAATCCTGCCGGATGGACAAATGCTTTATATAGTTCTCTCCAAGTAGAAACTGGTACTTCCGATTTTACGAGAATAGAAAGGATTTGATTTAGTGCACCGTCTTGAATAACTTTTTGATTTTCAAACCCAATTTCAGATTCACCTACAATAAACAAGTCTCGTTTCGGAAATGAAATTTCAACCTGAGAATTATAAAATGCTCGAAAGAAACCTTCTGATGAATATAAAGAACCTTTGACTCGATAAAACTGTGATATTAGTCCTGCTGCAAATCTTGGTTCTAAAAAGAAATTTTGATTTAATATTCCTTGACCAAGTTCTTTTAAAATATTGTCAATAAAACTAACATCTGCGGCTTGAACATCACGAACATCGTACATAGCATGGATCGCTGAGGCAAAATTAAATGTTGCGTCTGAATCCATAAACTCATAATACTTATCAAGAAACGTGATAAGTGTAGGATACTCAGATAGATAATGTTCAGGTAAGACTTCGCTTACTTTACTTTCTCTAAAATTAAGAGGTTTTCTATCAAAGTCAGTTAAAGTTTTCATGATAGAGCTGTTACCGTAGTTTCATAATCCAATACACCACGAGCTGATGTTCTATTTGGATCTAAGTCTAAGATATAATTTCTTAGAGGTTTAACTGTTGATTCGTTTGCCGGAACTGTTGTAAGTAAAATATCTGATCCAACTGAAATAGCAGTAGGAGCAAATCCAACTAAGTTTACTCTTCCTGTGTCTGGAAAGTACTGACCAATATTATCTACTTCAACATTGCCATCAATGTCAAGAATTTGTAATTTAGTTGAAGTTAATTCGTTTTGTATTGTACACAACTTTCCGTTGAATGTAAATATGTTTGTTGTTATTTTTGCAGCTGCAGAATCAGGACTGGCTATCGGCATTGGAAGATAAATGTCATATGTACGAACAGTGCTTAGTGCTGGTGTAAACGATTGTCTTACTGTTACAGCTACTCTACTGTTTAACACCGCTTCATCCAGTTCATCTATAGTTGTAAGTAAACTTGATCTTCTAAATATTCCACCAAACACTTTTAAATTTGTTGTAAAGAAATTTTGTACAGCAGTAATGACTTGAGATTCAACAATATTGACTGGTGTTGTTGATAAGTTAGGGTTATAGTTAAATGTTACGTCGCAACCAATAAAAGCTGTAGTCGGATCTACAAACTTAGTATCAATTGACATGATAGATAAATTATTTGTTAGATCGCTTACAATATTATCTTTTACGATTTGTTGTGCGGCAGCATCCACACCATCAGCAAATCTTAAAGCAACAAACGCTTTACCGTATTCTGGTGGCTCATTGTCTTCACCACCCCAAGCAGATACGTCTGTTACAGATGAAAAGTTTTGTTTAATTAATCCTACATAATCATTTGCAGTAACAAGTCTTTGTTGAGCTGCATATGCAATAGGAGCGTTTTGACGTATTGATTCTATACTTTCTTTAGCGGCTCCACCCGTTGCAACAACTGCTGTTGCTGCATTTAGAGTAAATGCACTTCCATCCATAGAGATAGTATTTTGCGGTGAGAAAGTTGTAGCTGTATTTGCTGCTGCACCATTTGAACTAAGATAAGTTACAACAACTTTGTTTCCAGCTGTAGGTGCAAGACCAGTAGTTATTCCATCTCCAAAATGGAGTTCAAAGAAACCATTAGGTGCTTCGTGTATATCCCAATAAGTTGAACTAGAGGTAACAGAAGTCGCTAAGTCTATATCAGTATATTGCGTAAATAAACTTGAATTAGCACTACTGAAAACTTTTACATCAAGAGTTGAAGTATCTGCATTTACGTCAGGAATTATGTGTATTTGTCTTTCTGAAGATTCGGCTACATAAAATGTTTTAGTAGTAGACACACCTTCAACGACGGGAATATTTAAAGACCCTGCATCTGTTTGAAATTTATATACACCGTTACCATCATCTGTAGCAGTATGTGGAACTAATGTTTGAAACGTATATGAAACACCATCAACTGTCGCAGTAAACTGCGTGCCAGTTGGCAAAGTGGCAGTACCACTCCTACCTCCATTTGTATTTGTAATTTGTAAATTTAAAAATGCAGTAGCTGATGTTCTAGATCTTGGAGTATAACCAAGTGATTCTGCATGAGAAAGAACAGAAGATCTTAACTGTGCGGTAGTAAGGAAAGATTCATTTAAAGCAAAGTTTGCTATCAATCCATTGAAGTGTGTGTTATATGCCATAACATCGAGCAAGTTAGAAAGACCAGCTGCTTCGAAATCATAATCCGCAAACTCCGACTGTTGAGCAAAAAACGTTTTTAATTTATTTTTGATACTATCAAAGTCGAGTTGGGTAGATGTAATGTTTGTTGCCATGTTATCTTAACCTTGTTATTGTTGTTTCGAGTACAACAATTTCTTCTGTATTTCTTACTTGAAATTCAAGTGTTATTTGAACATTATTATTATCCAAGTATGCTTGAACTTTTAAACTACGTACGGTCGCTCTAGGTTCATAATTTTCAATTGCTTGTCTGATTCTAATATTAATGTCTTCCGCAGTTTCATCATCAGCAAGTTCAAATAAGAGTCCTTGAACACCTGCACCGAATCTAGGTGCAAATGGTTTTTCATTAAAGTCAGTGAGAATTAAATTTTTAATCGCTTGTTTTACTGCTGCAGCTTCAGTCTTTTTATATACATCACCACTTGGACGATTTGCAAACGTCAGGTCAATGTCTTTATAAATTTTATTTCTTGTCGTAACGAGTGCCTTTGATGCAAGGTTACCGTCTTCGACTGAAAATGCTCTAGTGACCATAAGATTCTCTTATTCTTTCGTATTATTTATAATGATTTAGACAGCTTGTACTTCAATGAAATCACTGTTGCTTTGCACAGCATTATTAAATCTTGTTTCTATTTGCCTATCAAAGGTTGTTGAGTATGATTCATTAATTTCTGGAACAGTAATAATGAGTTGTGTATTAATAGATCCACTAGGAGAATAGTTATCATAATCAAGAATCATCTTATCATATTGAACAAGATCTTTTAAATACACTGCAAGTTCAAATGTTTTTTTGTCATCTGCTAAACCGCTACTATTATGAATTAACTCATATACTACAGCTCTTCCCTTTGTGGCTAAGTCTTTTACATCACCGCTTACCAAACTTTCTCCTGAAGCTGGCTCATAGTAACCTTCAACAACCTTTAATGTGTAATCAGAAAACGCGCCTGAAGTCCTGTTGTTGTTTATCCATTTCATAATATAAGCATTTGCTTGTAAATTACGAGCAATCTTAGCTCGATCTTCTTTCTTTGTCGTATTGAAATTGCTAATCTCACCGCTACCAGATAAAAAATTAGCTACTGTTATACCTTCGGCTAGTTTAGTTGCACTTGTTACATTGTCAGTGTTTGAAATAATAGTGTTCAAATTAGGTAAAAATCTTTTTATTGTTGAAATGCTTGTTGGAGTAAAATCTGAGAAAGTATTCGTTCCTCTATTTCCAATTTTAGTTTGACCTCTAAACTGTGTGCCAGACTTAGCAGCAATACGACCAACACCAGGCGCAGCAGCGTTTGCATATTCTGAGTTTAGTTTTCCGGTCGCAACAGCATGAGATACAAACTGTTCATTTGCTCTATTGTTTGGATCTCTAAATTTAGATCTAATTTCATTTGTTGTCATTTCTGTGGTAGACAATCCACCAGTTTCTGATGCTTTATTAAATGCATTTGTTAGTTCTGTTTCATCTATTGAAACATTCATAACACCTTTACCACCTTGATTCAAGTAATCAGAAAGAATAGTTGATGTTGGTGTAACAGTTGTAGGAGTAGATACAGATGTATGAGATCCAGCTGATCCTCCGCCTCCAAACCCAGCAGTGCCGGCTCTTCCAGCCTGTGTAGCTGTTAATGCATTTCCGTTAAGTGAACCAGTAAATGTTGGTGCTGTGACGCCTTCACCAAACGTAGCACCTTTACCGTACATCACTACGCCTTCGCCACCTATGGTTCCGGTTGAACCCATAAGTAATAAAGAATTGGCTGCTATATTTGCTGATGGTGAAGATATATCTGTTGAGTTTTCTCCAGTCATATAAAGAATGTTTCCACTATGTAATGAAACTACACCTTCACCGACGAGTTTTAATTCACCTTTTGTAATGTTGGTATTATTACCAAGAGTTGTAATTGAATTAGCACCAATTATAGTTTCAGATTTATTCTCTTGAACAACTGTACCTTTATTTTTCGTAACAGTT